CTCCTAGGTTTATCCCCCCGCGGTTGTTAGCCGCAGCCCTCAGGCTTACAAGCCTGAAAGACCCACCCCGAGTTTGATGTTGACGACTCGGGGACGTCCAGAACGTCGCAAGTGGTCCAAGGACGGAGGATATATGTCCTTGTACACCCAAGGCCGATCGACTGGTCTTTGGGGTCTCTGATTCATCATCAGAAGGCACTTGCGAAGGGCCGGCCATCCGTCGATTTCGTTTTGAGGAATCGATGGACGAACTAGCCACCCCTTAACCATGGGGTAGCCTTTGATTAGCCGTTCATCAGGTGATACATTAGAATGGCTAAGCCGACCCAATACGGGAGCAGTCTCTCCAACAACCGGAAAATGTCCCAAAATCCGGAACATCTTACGGTCAAGGATATCAACTGCGACCTCAAGACCAGCTCGAAAGAGTTGGTTCCTGAGAGACGTAGTCGAAATGAGCTCCTGTACGTCCCTCCGTGATGATGGGAGACGCCGGCGGACACGGACAACTGAAACGTCTGTGCCATCGTAGTACTCCTTTCCACATGACTCTCTGAACCTTCCGGTCCAGAAAGACTTGCGCCTATTCACTTTCATACCGAAGTACTCAAGTGAAAGGATCACGGAACGCACATGTTCTACGGGAACAATCAAGTCATCCCCGTAGACACGCACCCTACCCAGAAAGGAGTTGATATCCCTCCGGGTCAGATGACGCCCTAGGTCCTGTTCGATCCCAACGAATATGGCTACGAGAAACACCGAAGCCTCGAAGGGAAAGCAAAGGGCCGAACCCATAGACGCAAACTTAGCAAGCGAAATAATTTCGCCGCTAGGTAGGAGAGCATTTCGACTCCTACAATCCATAACAGCGTCATGAAGATGACGATGATTGGAAAGTAGGTTCGAAACGATCTCATGAGAAACTCTATCGGAAGCTTCACTCAGATCGAGTGTTGCCAGATCCTTTTGACGGGATCCTTGAAGGGCCAGTCGTTGGTTAGGCGACTGATCCTGCAATCCGATAAATGAATTCAGAACACGATCGTTCTGAAGTTCATCCTGGAAAATCGCTAGGATCCCCTGCTGTGCATACTGCATAGCAGTAGGCTCCTTTGCGATGATTCGAGGAGTTTTCATCGTTTTAGGGACCGAGATAACATGAACAGGTATCTCGGAATCGGGTTCGAGGAAGTTAACCTCGCTCAGGTGGTCATAAAAAGACCAACCTGGTAGAACCATCTCTCCGTAAGGAAAGTAGTTCTCGAGGCGACATGGCCAAGTCAACTGACGATACTTTTGATTGCCATAAAGGCCATCAGCGGTAGCGCCAGGGCCATGTTTTGGAACTATGTTCCCTTGATAGATGGATGAATCCATCTTCGAGAACATAGAACCAAAAAGAAGAGAAGATATTCTCCTGAACTCAACAAAAGTACAGGAACCTATCCTCTCTCTAACTTCCTTCTCACACTCAACATACTCCAAGAAAGCCGCATTTATCCTCCGCGGCTCACAATCGATGAGAATCTTGCTAAAGAGCAAAGTCAATTGCCGAATAGCTTGAATCGCATCGGTTTTAGGAGTGTCAAGTAGGACGCCAGTTTTACGGTCGAAGACGAGACAAGAGAAACCCGACAGAAATGCCGGGAGACTCCCGTTTTTCTTAAAAGAGAGAAAAACGGAGTTGTCCACATACCCGCGCTCGAGACTAAGTTCAAAGTCTTTCGCAAAGGTAGGGAGGGTTATCGTTAGAAACGATAGCCCTTCATGCTTCGTCCGATCCTTGACTGTTTTCCAGTCATGGTGGGCGCTAGTGCAACATCGCGTAGCTAATGTTGTAGCCACGCTCTTCCAGAGCAACGTTAGGCTTTTCACGAGACCTCCTGATAGAGGATATCGTCCTAAGCCGACGTTCACTCCTACCAGCGAATGCGGAGGAAAACGAAGGCGAGACTAGCTCTCGCCGTTCAGCACCTTCGTCATGATCGCATCCGTGCTAGCTGACCACGTGCCCTTGAGGCCGTTGAGCAGCTGCAGCTGGCCAGCGTTGGTGAAGGCGCCGTTGTTCGGAATGTCGAACACCACGTAGCAGGACATGCTACGAGGTGCCGTCGTTCCGGAAACGAGCGTCGACCCAGCGTTGTCGGCGTAGTCCAGCCGAAGGACCCTCCGGGTACGCCTCCCATACGAATGGGAGGCGGTCACCTTCAGGAGAGACCCTGCATTCACGGAGAGAGGCCCGGCCTGGTACACAGAGATCGACCCCGATTGAGAAACACGGGGAA